AAAACGCAAATGTTGATAATTTCTCATGTATAGATTACATTTATGGCTGTACAGATTCGACAGCATTAAATTATAACGAATTAGCAAACACAGACAATGGAACATGTATCGAAATAGTAGAAGGATGTACAGATTCAACAGCTTTAAATTACAATGAATTAGCTAATGTAGATGATTTTTCATGTATAGACTATGTATATGGTTGTACTGATTCTACAGCATTTAATTACAATGAGTTAGCAAACACAGACAATGGTTCATGTATAGAAGTTGTTTATGGTTGTACAGATTCAACAGCATTTAACTATAATTCAGAAGCAAATACAGAAGATTTTAGTTGTATTGAAGTTGTTTATGGTTGTACTGATTCAGATGCTTTTAATTATGACGAATTAGCAAATACAGATAATGGAACTTGTATTGATATATTAACAGGATGTACTGATGTCAATGCTTATAACTATGATGGAAATGTTAACACAGATGATGGTAGTTGTGAATATGATGCTGGATGCAGTGGTGGACCTGGAGTCCCTTATTGGTTACCTAATGATTGTTTTGAATGGGTAATTTCAATCGATACTGAATGTTGTACAGGTGATTGGAATTCATTTTGTGTAGAATTATATAACTATTGTGATTTAGGATGGCCTATTGATTTAGAAGAAATGAGTGGTGAATTATTGATTTATCCCAACCCAGTAGGCGACATACTTAATATTACACAAGAAATTGATATAAAATTATATGATATGGTAGGAAATTTAATAATTTCCCAAGAAAAAACAACACAAATAGATATGACTAATTTACCAAGTGGTATTTATAATTTAAATATAAATCATAATAACAAAGTAATTAACAATAGAATTGTAAAACAATAACGCCTTTTAAGATAAATATATATTTATTGAGGAATAACACTGTATAAAAAAATGGCAAACGATAAATTTTATGGGTATAAACCCAAATATTCTAAACCTTCGGGCAAAGAAGGTACAATACGTTCGGGAGCAGAAGAAGGAAACACATATGAACATTTAGGAAACTCTTTAGACAAAGCAAATCCATTTGAATTTAGAAAAGGTATGGATTACGAATTAACAGCTATAGGATGTATGAGATTAAAAGAATCAACACCTGAAGAACGAGAAAAATCAACAGAAAAAGTTTTAAAAAATTTATCAGAACATCCTGCCTATTATTCAAGTCTAATCCAATATGAAACAGAATTTCGTAATAGAGATTCTAAACCAACATTTAAAGCATGGTTAAAAGAATTTGGAGAAGAATATAAAATGAAAGAAGTAGACCAAAAATATTCATATAAAAATACCCAAATGGCTAAATCAGATAAAATGGAAGAACTAAAAGAAGCTATAAAAATGGAATTAAAATCAATTCTTAGAGAACAAGAAGAAGAAGACGATTTTGATGACGATGAAGAAAAAGCAGATAAAGCGGCTACTAAAGGAGCTAAAAAATCAAAAATGAAATCTGGTAACAGGTTTGATGCTGAAAAAGAAGCCATAAAAGATTTACTATATAGAGGTAAAAAAGGAAGCGAAAGCGAACATACAGAAGATGATCCTGCTCCTAAAAGTATTTTAGATGTAAAAGATGAAATGCTACAAACATACAAAGATAAATTTAAAGGAAAAGACGGTGGTGTAGAGGAATATAATGATTTACTTACAAAAGCAAATGAAAAGTTTTTAAAACAACTTGAAAAACATGTAAAAGATTTTGGGGAAGAAGGAAAAGGAAATAATGTTACTTTAGATTCAGTATATGGTGAAAAATTACCAGATACAATAAAACTTTTAGGCGCTAGATTAAAAGAAATTGAAAAAGAAGAAGAAGCAGAAGTAATAACAAAAACTAGCGAAAGAAGAAAAATAGCAGAAACTGATATGACTCGAGCCCAACATATTAAACTTCTTGAAATAATTAGAGAAAACGGAATATCTTTAAGAGAAGGAGCTATGGGGGTAAAATTATATTATGAAATAGCAAAAGCAGCTTATTTAGAAGGAGCAGCTGATGCTCATAAATTGTAAAATTAAAATAAATAGTTATGAATTGGATAAATAGTTGGAGAGAAGGTAATAAAAAAAACATTATTGACTTGACATTAAGATTTGGAGTTTTAACTCTATTTGAACTTAAATGGAATCCCGGAATTAAGTTTAGATTAATAATAATAAATTTTGGGATAGAAGTATAAAGACTAATAATAACTTAAAAAAACTAAAAATGACTTTAAAAGAACTTAAAAAGATGATAGCTGAAGAGTATTCAGCCTTTCTAAAAGAACAAGATATGCCACCAATGGGACCACCTCCGGGAGCAGGACCAAAAATAGACGTATCTGATGATGATGTTGACGCTATGGGTGGTGGAGACGCAGAAGAAACATTAAAGAAAATAATGGATATGCTAACAGCATACTTTGAAGGTGGAGATGGAGAAGAAGCTCCTGAAGCACCTGAAGCACCTGAAGCACCTGAAGAAGATGAAGAAGAAGAGGAAGAAGAAGAAGAAGATGTAAATGAAAATTCTGCGGGTAAACATGCTGGGTATAAAGAATTAAAAGAATCTAAAAGAAGCAAAAGAGCTCGTAAAATGATAGCTGAAAATGCTTTTAAAAGTAGATTTAAAAAACTAGCAAACATTAAGTAAAACATGACTCTTGATGAGTTATTATTAGAATGGTCATATAGGTCAGAAAAGGGTTATCCATCTTTGGATAATCCTTCTGATATCTCTGTTCTTAAACAAATACTTGAAAAACTTAATTTACCTTCTAATAAAATAATTAATACATTAAAAGAAGGTACAAAGGCATCCAACTCTAGAAATGCAATAACCCAAATACTGGGCTCTCCTGAAGGACAAGAAGCAGGACTAACATCTATGACAGATACCTATAGAATAGGTAATAAGAAAAAAATAGATAAAGATAAATTCATTGAAATTATAAATTCTCTTTTTAACAGTCCTGAAATTATAATTCACGAACCTAAATCAGGTCCTAATAAAAGCACAAAATATAATATGTTTGAATTTGAAACTGAAGAGGGTCAAGTTCAAGTAGTTTTAGCAGGGGGTGCTAATGAAGGAGAAGTTTATGAACAAGATCTTTTAACCAAAATACAAGGATCTGTAGGTTTTCCTATAGATGATATTGAATTTCCAGACATTCAAAAATTATTCACAACTATAGGTCTTGATCCTGAAAATCTTACCCCTGATGACGCTGAATTTATGGGAGCTGCTGATACAAAAAGACCATTATCATTCGAAGGCCCAATAGATTTAGGGGCCAAAGTAGCAGACCTTGTAATCCATGCTGAACAAGATATTTATTTATCTATTAAAAATAAAAAAGGTTCTGGGATATATAATGGTGGTAATGTACCTTTTGTTTATTTAGATGAAAATAATCAAGCTATATTTGATGAAAGTAAATATAATGAAAAACCTTTATTTAAAGAAATTTTTGAAGCTTGTGGTATAGATCCTCAAAGAATGGCGGATGGTCTAAACTCTTATATTAATGGAGAAGGGGAAAAAGGAGAATGGGAATCATCATCTAATGTAGATTTAGAAAAAATAAAAAACCTATTAGCATCTTCTTTTGGGTATGGTTATTGGTATGTAAGAGAAAAAACAAAAGGAGAAATATTCATCCACTATATAGACGGGGAACAAGGAGCCTATGATATGGTAGGAGAATTAAATGAAACCGCAGTCCAAATAAAATACCCAGGTACAACATCTAAAAATTTAGATGTATCTATAGAAACTAACAGCCCTGTTTTCCAGCAAGATGAGGGAAAAGTTCCTTTAAAATACCAAATAGTCATAAGAAATGCATCAGGTAAAATTCTCCCTGCAAGACTTAATATAAGAACTAATAAATAATTTGGTTTTTTAAGATTCCTTTATTATATAACATCAAATAAAAAAATACAATTATGGCTTACGGAAGGCAACTACAAACAGCAATGGATAGATTAGATCAATCTTTAGCTAAATTAAGAAATATAATCAAAAGAGGACAAGTAGCAGAAGCTCTTCAATTCATGGAAGAAGGTGAATTAAAAGAAAGATACGAAGAACTCCAAAATATAATAAACATATCACAAACAGGCAATGTAGGGGCTAGAGGCACCAGCCAAACAGGTACATTTTAATAAAAAACAGGTTATGTTATCAGCAGAAAAAATCCAATCAAATTGGGAACGTTATCTCAATGAAATAAGAGCAAATATATCTAAAGAAAGATCAGATATAGTTATTCCCTTTTTAGAAAAATTTGAAGAACGAATAATGATGATGCCCGCCGCGGCTAAAAATTGGCACCATTCAGCATTTGCTGGTGGTTATGTTGACCATGTATTACGTGTATATGATTGCGCAAATGAATTATATAAAACGTGGAATAAAATGGGGGGTGATATATCCACATATACCATTGAGGAAATGCATTTCGTCGCTTTATTCCATGATTTAGGCAAAATGGGCCAACAAGAAGGTGAATATTACCAACCAAATGATTCACAATGGCATATTGATAAGTTAGGTCAAATTTATAAGTTTAATACCGATATTCCTGCAATGAAGATACCAGAACGATCTTTATTTTTATTACAACAAATAGGATGCATAGTATCCCAAAATGAATATATAGGAATTAAAATACACGATGGTTTATATGATGAAAGTAATAAATTTTACTTTATGTCAGGTATGAAAGAAACTAAATTAAGATCTCATTTACCATTATTAATGCATCAAGCTGATCATATGGCAGCTCAAATTGAGTTTGAAATATGGAATAATGCAACAGATGCTGTCCCTAAACAGTCAAAACCTAAAAATGGTACTAAAGGGGATAAAACAATGAGAAATGCTAAAAAAATAAATACTAAAAATAATCCGAATCTATCTAATGCTACTTTAGATGTTATAGATTCATTTTTTAAAGACTAAATTATGGGATGGACAATAGCAACAATAGTACTTACTATAACAACAACAGCAATGGGGTTTGCTCTTGTAAATTTATTAAAAAAGAACGAAACATTAGAAGATTTTATATCTAAACAAAGCGAAGCAATACAATCATGTGATTTGAGACTTAAACAAATAGATAATAAAGGAACATTTTATGCGGATGATGAAATTGGATGGTTTTTCAAAGAAGTAAAAAAAATTCAAGAAGCCTTAAACGAATTTACACTTAAATAATATATGAACACAAAACCAAAAATCAAATTAGACTCAAACTCTATTCCCCCTCCTAAAAAAAGAAGGGGAAGAAAAAGAACAAAAAAAAGATATTTCACAGAAGACACAGACTTAGCAATAGCTGAATTTTTAGCATCTTCGAATCAAGACGAAAGAGATAGAATATATAACCAAAGAATTCACTACGCTTTTTATAAATTAGCGGAAAACTTAATACATACATTTAAATTTTACTACACGGAAGTAGATACTTTAGAAGATCTAAAACATGAAGTTATTTGTTTTTTCCTAGAAAAATTAGATTATTTTAAACCCGAAAAAGGAACTAAAGCTTTTAGTTATTTTTCTATTGTAGGTAAGAACTATCTTATATTATATAATAATAACAATTATAAAAAGAAAAAACAAACAACAGATGTTTTGGCTGCTGATGAAGACGATGGGGTAATACATCAATTAGGTAGAGACCAAAGAAAAAAAGAAATAAAAGATTTCATCGATTATTTCACAGCCTATATAGATAAACATATGTTTACTATGTTTAAAAAAGATAAAGATAGAAGAGTATGTGATGCTATAAATCAACTTTTTGTTAGAAGAGAAAATTTGGAAATATTTAATAAAAAGGCTTTATATATATACATTCGTGAAATGACAAATGTAGATACCCCTGTAATTACTAAAGTAACAAAAATATTAAAAAAGTTATATAAAAATCTACATCAAGAATTCATCAAAACAGGATACGTAAGAATTTAAATTTTTCCATATTTATAATAAAATATAATTATGGCACAAAACTCATTAGACCAGATAATATTCGATGATAAATCATTTTCTGATTTATTAAAAGAAATACATAAAAACCAAAGTAAAAAATCAAAACAATTAGCGTCTTTAATAGCTGAATTAAGACCTCTTATTACTAGTTTAGGAGATGCTACTGTAGTAGTGCCTCTAATCAAAGAATATATGGAAATCAGTGTTAAAAATGATGACCAACTGATAAAAATGGCAGCCATAGTCCAACGCCTATCTACCAGCACTACAAGTACAGGAGATGGGGGGTTATTAACAGAAGAAGAAATAGAACAACTCCAAAGTGTAGCCGAAGAAATATCTAAGACTGTTGAAAAGCCAAAACAAATAGAAATTCCAAATAATATAAAGAAAGATGCTTAAGATAGCAAGAGTCCAAGATATAATTTTAGATGCCTCCCATTTAGGGTATTCAGGAGAATCATCTATAGGAACTATATTATATACTTTCTTAGATGACCCCCCACCCCCTGATGTTACCCAATGTAATAGAGCTAGACCTTTAAATGCTAATATTAAACAATATCCTGTTCCCAATGAGGTAGTATTTTTAGTCTCTGCCCCAAGTCCCGACTATAATGAATATAATAACCTCATTGATTATTATATGCACCCACATGCTATACATAAAGACCCTAATCTTAATGCTTTACCTAATGCTCTTGATGTTAATGATGATTTTTATAAAGGAAATTATTTTCCTGAAATGGAACATATAAAACCATTACAACCTTATGAGGGGGATATTTTAATAGAGGGTAGATTTGGTAATTCTATAAGATTTGGATATACAACTCCTAAAAATATAGTAAGACATAATTATTGGAGTTCTAAAGGTGACGTGGGTGACCCTATTACTATAATAAGAAACGGCCAACAGATAGATAAAATGGGGGGAGAAGGTAATTTTGACCATACTATAGAACATATTAATTTTGATGATTCATCTATATTTTTATGTTCAAATCAAACTATACCTATATTTATACCTGCTTCTTTACATGAAGAATCATATCAAGTAAAAAGAAATAGTGACGAAAACAACATAGAACCAGAAATAGATGAAAATATTAACCTAACCCCAGAAACAAAAGAAGATATACAACTAAGTACTCCAGACCCACTACAACCACTAGACGCACAAATAAGTGACGAACTATCAACCTTTAGCGATTCAGGGGCATCTCATTTTGATATATCACCTTCAGAAAACCAATCAATATCAGTAAATGATGTTCTTGCAATACCTGAAAGTTATGATGTTCCCGATATAGTATCAGACAATTTTTTATTAGGAGAATTCGATATAGGTGAAGTATTAGACATATCACTTCCTGTAGACAATACATCCGTTAACCCTTTTAACACAGGAGGAGGAGGTGGTGTATCATAAAATAAAAACAAATGGCAAATTTTAAAAGAATACATACAATATATAGTAAAGCAGCTAAGGATAATAATATAAACAATTACCCAGGGGGAGATATAAACATAGACCCATGTCTTACTGAAACCTTTATTTGGTCTAATATTCAAAGTTTATATCAAAACTGTATAAATCCTATAGTAAATAATTTTGGTAGTGATGCTATAAAAATCACATCAGTTTATAAATCTAGTGCTTTAGAGAGACTCTTAGGGGGTAATACTAACTCACAACACGTATGGGGGTATGCCGCTGATCTTATTAGCACAAAACATACTACTTCTTTAATATGGAATTGGTGTTTTGAAAATTTACCATCATGGAATCAATTAATATGGGAATATCCCGAAAGAGGAAGATTTACAAGTATAGATCAGGATTTTTCTTGGATTCATATTTCTTTTGTTAAAGATAATAACATTAAAACAACATCAATATCAACAAAAAAAGAAAGTCTCCATAAAAATTATGAAGGAGAATTAACAACAAGAATAGGAAATTATACACATGGTATAACTTTAGCTGACGAAAATTCAATATAAAATGACTTATATACCAAAAACACCAGATACGTATCAAGGAAATCAAGTAATAATAAACTCTGATAGACTATTATTTAACGCAAAAACTGATAGTATATTATTATATTCAGATAAAGCTATAGGATTTAGTACTAATGGTAGCTTTCATTTTGATACAAGTCCTGATAAAGAAAAAAGTAAATTTATAATAAATTCACCTAATATATATTTAGGATTAGAATATAATAATACATTACCTGTACAACCAGCAGTCTTAGGGGACGATTTAATAACAACCTTAAAAGATATATTATTCGCAATTGAAACTGTTTATGCTGATGTTATATTTCAAATATCATATATTACAACTAAAGGGGGAACACCTACAGGTATGAACCCTAAAAATAATATTATTATGAAAAAAAGACAAAGGGCTTTAAATAAAATAATAGAGAATTTAGAAGATATTAAAAGTAAAAACACAAAATTAGTATAAAATGGCATCACAACAAGTAAGAAATATGATAAATAATCAGATAGACTCTTTACTAGTTAGAGCTGAATCTGAAATAAGAAATGAAGGTAAGAAAAAATTACAAAAACTTCAAAATGAATTAATGAAACCTGATACTATATTAAAAGCCCTTAATGTAGATATTAATAGCACTTCATGTAGCGCTTCAGGTATTGAAAAATATGAAAGAGTAAGACAACAGTTACTCACAAAAGTAACAGGAATTAAAGATTTATTATCAAGTGCTAAAGAAAAATTGGAAGGGGTGGATGGAAAAGTTAGACCTATAGTAAGAGGAGAAGGACCTGTAGGAGTTATAAATGATCTTAAAAGCAAAATAATAGACCCTTATGTAATGCCTATTCTAAAAGCTTTAGCATTAGCAATACCTATAGCTTTATTTATATTAAAAGGACCTATAGCAGATGGGTTTATGTCAACAGAACTTCGTGCGAGATTAAAAGATGCAAAAGATAAAATTAAAGAATTAGAGGCATTAATGCTTTCAATTCCTTTTATGATAATGTTTTATCAACGAAAAGCTGAAAGAATAATGTCACCTCTTGACAAACTGTTAGCAAAATTAACTTTTATACTTAATGAAATAGGAAAAATAGAAGCATTTATACATAGTTTATACCTTAACCATATGGGTGGGTGTGATGAATTGGCAAACGCATCTAATCAATCTGTAAATTCAGACACAATGACAGGAAATGAAAGTAGTAATATACTACCTAACCCTGATGGTCCTACTCCTTTAGATCAATATTTATCTTTACTCCAAACACAATATGAAGATGTATATGCACAGGTATTGAATTCAACAAACAAAAAATATGTAGAAAGAGTATTTGCTCTTAAAGAAACATTAGAAGAAGACTACAATATTAGTTTTAAAACCATAAAAAATTAAAATAAATTTATATTTATAATAAATAGCGAAATATGAAAGCAAAAACATTTGAAAATTTAATTAGAAAAATAGTTAGAGAAGAAATAGATTACGCATTACGTAGAGAGATTTCAACATTAAAGGAAGATTTACGTAACGAAGTAAAACCACAAATAAGAGAAGAAAATAAACCATCTTTAAAAGAGGATATTATGGGTAGAGAACCTATTAAGAAAAACTTCAAACCTAAAAGTTTTACAAACAATTCAACATTAAATGATCTATTAAATGAAACAGCCATGGGGGATACAAACTTAAGTGGTAATTCTTCTCCTGTATCTCTTGAGGAAAGTTTTTCTTCTATAGGGAACATGCCTGTAGAAGCAGCCCCTAAAGCAGTTGCGGATGCTGTAACAAGAGACTATAGTGATTTGATGAAAGCTATAAATAAAAAAAATAACAAATAATAAATGCCTATAATATCTGGACTTAAAAGAATAAATCCTTTAGATCTTAATAAAAATGTTAAGATAGGGGTAGCTTTTCCCTTAAATGAGGAGAACATGTTTAACGGTACCGAAACTATAGAAGAACAATCAAAAGCAAATCTCATAAACCTACTGCTCACAGAACCTGGTGAAAGGGTAAATATACCTAGATATGGGATAGGATTAAAAAAACTATTATTTGAACAAAACATAGATTTAGAAATATTAAGGGAACAAATTATACGTAAATCCGCAATATATATACCTAATATAAAAATATTAGATGTTCAAACAAGAATAGCATCAGTAGATAGACATACTATACTTGTAGCTATAACCTATAAATCTTTATTAGATGGGAAAAAAGATAGTATACAATTAAACTTTAATTAAGATGGCTTATAATAAAATAATAAATAAATTCAAAAATAAAGATGTAAAATACATAAGTAAAGATTATAATACTTTTAAAACCCAACTTATAGAATTTGCTAAAACATATTTTCCTGAAAATTTCAATGATTTTAGTGAAGGAAACCCAGGAATGATGTTCTTAGAAATGGCAGCTTACGTGGGAGATGTACTATCGTTTTACACAGATACCCAAGTACAAGAAACTTTTTTAGCTTTAGCACAAGATAGAGAAAATTTATATAATATGGCTTACGCTTTAGGATATAAACCTAAAACAACATCAGCGGCTAGTGTTACATTAGAAGTATCTCAATTAGTACCTTCAAAAACAACAACAGACGGGGGAGGGAATACTATTTATGTAGAAGATTATGATTATGGGTTAAGAATAAGAAAAAACTCTACTTTCAAATCAACGGAAGGTACTAGTTTTTACTTAACTGAAGATTGTAATTTTACATATTCATCTTCTTTTAGTCCTACTACTTCTAGTGTACATCAATTTGATGCATCAGGAAATCCTGAATATTTTTTAGTTAAAAAGAACGCAAGAGCTCTCTCAGGAACTACTAAGACACAAACTTTTAGTATAGGTTCAGCTGAAAGATTTAAAACAATAACATTATTTGATACTAATATTATGTCAATAGAATCTATAACAGATTCAGATGGTAATGAATGGGAAGAAGTAGATTATTTAGCACAAGATACAAAATTTGAAGAAGTAACTAACACAGCAGCTAATGACCCTTCATTAAATCAGTTTAGTAACGACACCCCTTATCTATTAAAATTAAAACAGGTTCCTAGGAGATTTATATCTAGATTTAAACCTAATAATGAATTAGAAATACAATTTGGTGCAGGAGCAAGTATTAAATCTGATGAACAAATAATCCCAAACCCCGATAATATAGGGTTAGGTATTAAAGATGGAAGGGCTGATTTAGATAGAGCTTATGATCCTTCAAATTTCTTATACACAAAAGCTTATGGGCAAGCTCCGTCAAATACTACACTAACTATAACATATGTAGTAGGAGGGGGTCTAAGTTCTAATGTAAATTCAAACACAATAACAGAAGTTGGAACTTTACTACAGGATTATAAACCCAACATAAATTCAGGTATGCGTAATTTTGTAATATCTACTGTATCTTCTGATAACCCTGAACCAGCTAGAGGAGGTGGTGATGGAGATAGTATTGAAGATATAAGACTAAATACTATAGCTAACTTTTCTACCCAAAAAAGAACAGTTACCAGAGAGGATTATATAATTAGGTCTTTATCTATGCCTCCTCAATTTGGGGGTATCGCAAAAGCTTTTATAGTCCAGGATGATCAAACATCCCCCCTAACAACAGAACCAAATAGAATACCTAATCCTCTAGCCTTAAACTTATATACTTTAGGATATAACGGAACTAGAAGATTAACTACTCTAAACAAAGCAACAAAGACAAACCTATCAACATACTTAGAACAATATAGAATGTTAACTGATGCTATTAATATTAAAGATGCTTTTATAGTAAACTTTAGTTTAGAATTTGAAATAACAGTTTATAAAAATTTTAATAACGATGATGTTTTATTAAAAGCTATATCAGAACTAAAATCATATTTTCAAATAGATAAATGGCAAATAAACCAACCTATCATAATTTCTGATGTCAAAAATACTATAGGAGCTGTAAAAGGAGTCCAAACAGTAGAAGATGTAAGATTTAAAAACGAATATGGTATTGGATCTAATTACTCACAATATAAATATTCTATTGATGGTGCTACAAGAAATGGAGTAATATACCCATCAATGGACCCTAGTATTTTTGAATTAAAATACCCAGATACAGATATTAAAGGACAAGTAACAACATATTAATTATGGCATATTATTCAATTTACCCACAAAAAGACACAACAATATACAGTCATCCTGACCGTAAACATATGAATACAGGACATGATGAGATATTAGAACTTGCAAAAGAAAAAGGAAGTTCAGATAACGTATTATATCCTTCTAGAATATTAATACAATTTAAAACTGAAGATATACAAGAGGCTTATTCAAAAGTCCCAGAATTAGCTAAAAGTAAATGGACTGCGAATGGGGCCACTGATATAGTACAATATCTAGTAAATAGTGCTTTTAACTCAAATGTAACAAATACCTTAACAGCAAGTGTACAATTAACATCAACAGACCCAATAAATTTAACATCTACTCAAAACGTAGAAATGGCTATAGTAACTGCAAGTAATGGAGGTGTTAGTGGATGGAGTGAAGGAACAGGTAGATATGATAATTTACCAACAGGATCAAATGGGGCTAGTTGGGTATATATGAATAATACAACAGAAAAACAAGCTTGGAGAACTTCAAGTTTTGGAACTTATATAACAGGTTCTGTTGTAAGTTCTTCTCTTATAACCCAAGGAGGAGGAGCATGGTATGAAAATGCAGGAACTGCTATTAGTAGAGCATCACAACAATTTCTGTCAGGAGATTCACTAAATACAGATTTAAATGCAACTCAATTTATCCATAGATTAATGTTAGGAACTACATGTTATAATATAGCTGAATCTGTAGGAGGATCAGCAGCTTTTAATTATTGGCCCTACGCTATACCTGAAAATAATGGTTTTATTATAAAAATTCCAGACGTAGTTGAAAACAATGTATCTCATAGTTTAGGTATTTTAAATTATTTTTCAGTAGATACCCATACAATATATGCTCCTAAATTAATATTTAAATGGGATGATAGTGTACATAATAAACAATCTTCAGCTAAAAAAAGCGGAGAATTAAATGTAACTCTTTATAATAATAAAAAAACATATAATCAAAATGATGAAGCTTTAGTAAGAGTACATGTAAGGGATAAGTACCCTACAAGAACTTTTGCAACAACTTCTAACTATTTAGACGCAGGATATTTTACTACATCTTCTTTCTATAGTGTGAGAGACGCACATACAGAAAGAGAAATTATACCTTTTGATAATAATAATACAAAAATGAGCGCCGATTCGGAAGGAATGTATTTTAAACTTTATATGAAAAATTTCCAACCAGAAAGACATTATCGTATATTATTTAAACATATTAACGATGAAGGGACAACTATTTATGATGATAATTATTATTTTAAAGTTATAAGGTAATGGCTGTAAAAAAAATAAAATTAAATAAAAGAGTTCATAGTAAAAAAACCTTTAAAGAAGAAGTATCTTTAGGTTTTGAAAAGTTAGCTAAAACCAAACAAACTCCTAATGAGGATAGAATTAAAGAAATATATGATGATATTTTTTATGATATTCCTGTAGATGGAAAAAATTCACATAAAAATATAGTAGAACAAACATATGAATATCTTCATTACAATAAAGGTAAAGCACTTGAATCTGAACTAAAACTCTTAGCAGAAAAAATAGTAGCAAAAACCACAGAATTAGATGGTTATAATAATGTTACTCCCGAACATGATATATATGAAAATGGAGCTATTATAATGCATGGGTCTAATAATACGCCTTATCAAGATTCAAACCACATATGGATAATGCAAGAAGGAAGAAAAAGACAATTTGAATCAGATACAACTCCTGTATTCCTTGAAACTAAAAAGGCTTTAAAACTCCCAATGGATACTTTTGATGGAAGGTATTATGCACCTGCTACTGAATTAAATAATATTCCAGATGGTAAACCTATTACTAAAATGGAAGATTTAAACTTAAAAGGACAACAAATAATACCTGAAGACCAAATTTCAGATATTGCAATAAGACACGCTTATACTCAAGTAGAATTAGAATGTATGGGGGACGAATTAGGAGACTATTCAGGACAAATAATAAATGGAGAAATAGATTATGGTCAAGCCCAATTCCGTTTAGGCAGTGGGGGGTGTCAAGTTAAATACCTAGTAGACGATTATAGTACAGATAATGTTCCTTTATTAGTAATGTCTAGACATATCAATAAAGGCCAAAAAATAATAATAGATATCCTTAGAACGGGAATAGGAACAGAAGATCAAGGATTACCTTCAAATATGGAAGATTACTACCAGCAGAATGGAGCATATAACACCCAAGCAGTTACATATAATGGTAATGCTATTTCTAATTATGAAAAAAAATGGGGCCCTTTTGGGTTAGGAGAATACCCAGGAATATTATATGCAGCAGGTAGAATAATGGCAAGAAACATACCTAATGATTATTTACAAAACGTATTATTAGTACCACAAGAAACAGAACAAAAAGTACTAAACGGCCTTCCTACTTCAATACAAACAAGTGCAGGTATATCTAATTTAACTATAGTTGATGGTGGACAAGGGGGAGTTAGTAGTTATGGTACTAAAATGATTTATAAAGGATCAGGTGTTGATTCCACAGGAGATGGTGTTTATAATCTTTGGGGTAATTTAAACCAAAATACCAATTTACAAGGTTTATTTAATAACCCTAATAATAGTTATTATAAAATAACTACAAATGTAGATAAAGATATAGGAAATACTCCTGTATATGGTCAACCCATAATTAGATATATGAACACTTATTGTGTATTAATGGGTGGGTATGTTAGTAATTTAACTAGAAAACTTAGATTTTTAGACTTACAAACAGGAGATTTCTTTACAAGAAGAAAATCACAAGTAGAAGACGACTTAGATTGGTTAATGGTTACATCATCAGGGTTAGGTATTTTAGGTATGGATTGGTCTTCATCGACACTTAGAGGGAGAATAGTAGATCAAGGATATATAGGTTTAAAAGGGTATAATCTTAATATGGGTCAAGGAAGCACTAACCCTTTTAATAATGGAAGTAACTACAGATACCCTGCACCACCTGCTTAATAAAAAAA